TGAAACAGATATAGAAGTACCAGAAGGATAAAAGAGGGGTTTTACACCTCTCTTTTTTATTTAATTTGAGGGAGTGAGATCATGTCGGAAATTAAAATTGATATTCAACGGACGGGTTTTCCTGTGACGATTGGAACAATTGAATTATGGTTTGATAGCTCAATAGAGAATTTGCGCAACTTTATAAATGTTGAAGAACTGGCAGAAAAGAAACTTGAGGAAGCAAAGGAAAAAGCGAAACACATTCATTTTCCTGCTGAAATTACTATTGAAAATATCCATGAAGTTGATCCGAAAGATATTGACAATGCACTTAATTTAAATAATGAATTTGTTGCAGCTCAATACGACATTTTATTTGGAGACGGAACATTTAAAAAAATCTACAAGAAATACCCTGATATTATTGCGCTAGAAAAGGCACTAGAACCAATCGGAAATGCTATTGCGAAAAGAATTGAAGAACTGGAATTTGAACGAACTAAAGAGGTTGAAAACATTAAAAAAGATTATTTAAAGAAAAAAGCAAGCAAAAGGAAGTGATTAAATGCGGTTGAACACCCCATTAGTCACTTCTTTTATTTATAAAGACGAAGAATACGCTATTGATTTAGCTTTTGATAATGTCCTAGACGTATTTAGTGTAGTTGAAGATAAATCCCTCAGAGAGTACGAAAAAGCTGAAATATGCCTTGCTTTATTACTTGATAAAGAGGTTCTAGGACTTGAAGCGATTGAACTTTGGAATCACATTTATGAAAATTTTATTGAATTTAAAGGCAAGCAAATTGTCGAAGTTGATTTAAACGGTAATCCAATGCCTGTACAGGAAGATGACGAAGACGAAAATTATTCGGACTTGGAACAAGATGCAGAGTACATATACGCATCTTTTAAGCAGGCTTATAACATGGATCTGTTTGAGCAACAAGGAAAACTGCATTGGCATACATTTAAGGCTTTACTTCATGGATTGCCGAGTAACACGATCATGCAACGAATCATCGGAATTAGAGCATGGAAACCACAAAAAGGCGATCCACCAGAATACAAAAAACAAATGGAAAAGTTACAAAAATACTATGCGCTTGAGGGGGTGGACGAATAATGGCAGATGGAGAAATAAAAATTGCGATAACCGTTGACGATAAACAGATCAATATCGCTACTGACAGTTTAAAAGACTTGGAAACTGCTGGGAAACAAGCAGGTGACGGATTAAAGGAAACGGAACAAGGCGCTAAGCATGCTGGCAGAGAAACAAAAAAGGGTAGCGGAAACATAAAAGACTTTGCTGTTTCGCTAGGTTTAGTCAAAGTAGCATCGGCCGCTTTTAATGTATTAAGAAAAAGCCTAGACTCAGCTATTTCTCGTTTTGATACGCTGAACACATTCCCTAAAGTTTTACAGGAACTAGGTGTGTCGGCAGAAGAATCAGAAAAAGCTATGAGCGACTTATCAGACGGAATTGACGGCTTGCCTACCAAACTAGATGATATTGCCGCAACTGCTCAGCGTATGTATTCCTCATTTAGTGATATGGATAAAGCGACAGATTCAGCGATTGCTTTAAACAACACTTTGTTAGGCTCTGGCTCAAGTGCAGATCAAGCGAGACGAGGAACGGAACAATACTTAAAAGCTTTGCAGACGGGTAAAGTTGATATGGATACGTGGAACACATTATCCGAGACGATGGATGTCGGACTAATCAAGATTGCTGAGGGGTTTGGGTTTGCTGGTAAAAGTGCTAAATCTGATTTATATAATGCCTTGCAATCAGGAACCGTAACGCTTGATCAATTTAACGACAAAATGATCGAATTGGGCACAGGAACGGGAATCATGGCTAAATTAGCAAAAGAGAATAGTCTTGGTTTAGCTACATCCATGCAGAACCTAGGAACTGCTGTCGCTCGTAACGTAGCTAATATGATTACTAAGTTTGATGAGTTGTCAAAAAACGTGACAGGAAAGTCAATTGCTGAAAATATCGACAGCCTAAAGGGTGTTGTTAACTCATCTTTTGATGTTATTGGAAAGGCAATTGATCGATCAACTCCGTATGTCAAAGGCTTTATTGCCGTGACAAAAGAGACAATAAACGTTGTCAAAGCATTGACTCCCGTTATTGCTGGGTTAGTTGCTGGATATTTAGCTTATCAAGCGATTCAGAAGGCCAATGCAATCATTGAAAAAGGAAATGCAATTTTAAAAGTGGCCATGTCTGCCCAACAGTCATTAACTTTAATTACAAAAGCACAAATAGCCGCGCAAATGGCATCTACTGGCGCTACACAAGCGGACATTATTGCTAAAGTTGCACAAACTGGCGCTATTAAATTATCAACCCTAGCGATTGGGGTTATGACAGGTACGATCACCTTATCGGCTGCCGCATCTGCAATTATGACAACCGCATCTTATGCTTTAGGGGCTGCAATTCAATTTTTATTAGGTCCAATTGGTTGGGTTATTGCTGGAATCACGTTATTAGTCACTGCTGTTGTAGCAATTGTCAAATGGTTTAAACGTGCATCGGCAGAAGGTAAGCGATTAAACGAAGAAACGGAATCGCTTGGCGAATCAACAGAAGCATTAAAAGATTCGATCGATGGAACATCTGATGCCTATAAGAATAATCAACGTGATATTCAATCTAATGCAAAAGCTAGCGAAGATCTCGGACGTAAGATTGATGAACTATCAAAAAAAGAAAACAAATCAGCATCTGAAAAAGCTTTGTTGAGTTCTTATGTTGATGAATTAAATGAATCCGTCGAAGGGTTAAACCTCACTTACAACGAAGAAGCCGACGCACTCAATATGTCATCTGAACAACTACAAGCAAGAATTGATCTGATGAAAGAACAAGAAACTGCTCAAGAAGCGCAACGACGATTGACAGAAATTTTAAAAGAACAACATGACGTAGAACAACAACTTGCTGAAACAAATGCTTTACGTGAAGAATGGAATCAAAAGTTAGAAGATGGATCAGTAAAAAAACGTGAATATAAGAAAGCGGTTAAGGAGCTGGATGAACAAGAGCAATTATTAAAAGACACAAACGTCCAGTTAGCTGAACAATATCAAGCAACAGAAGAACAAATGAATGCATCTATGCAAGCTGTTACAGAAATGACCGAAAGTGGTGTCGCTACACAAATCTTGTCATTTGAGGATTTATCTGAATCACAGCAAGAAACGGTCGAGAACATGAAAGCTAAGTGGCAGGAATACAAAGATTCAGCACAAGACATGTTCGATACTTTGTCCGATGAAGTCACTTTAACAGCCGAAGAAATGCGTAAAAATCTCGAAGAAAACCAACGCATTATTAGCGAATGGGCTGATAATATCGCTGAATTGGCCGAGCGTGGTGTTGATCAAGGGTTACTTGATACGTTGCGTGAAGCTGGTCCAGAATCGGCAGGTCACGTTAATGCCTTGGTTAATGCATCAGATGAGGAATTAGAGCGACTAAGTAGCGTTTTTGCAGAAGGTGGGCAAGTTGCTACCGATGCACTTAGCAAGTCGTTAGGGATACACGAAACGGGCGTAATGGATGCGGTTGGTGATTTAGTCACCGATACCGAAAAATCATTGAGACAACAAGTTGAATCGGCTGATTTTACAGGTGTAGGAAATGACGTTGCTAGCGGAATGGCTGACGGAATTGAAGCAGGAACACCAGAAGCTGAAAAAGCATCAAAAGACATGGCAGATAAGACAGTCAAAGCCACTCAACAAGCCTTAAGTATTCATAGCCCGTCAAGAGTATTTAGAGACATCGGAACAGACTCCACCGACGGTCTGACACTCGGAATTAACACTGGAACAACTAAAGTAATCAGAGCATCGACTAAAATGGCGACCGACATGATTAAACCGTACAATCGAACGACTGCTAGTTTTAGATCAATCGGAATTAATGCAATGAATGGCTTAAATGCGGGTCTAAATGCTGGTAGGAGTCGAGTGATGGCTACTGCTAGAAACATTGCTAATCAGGTGGCTAGTACGATGCGAAGCGCACTAAGAATACATTCGCCATCAAGGGTTATGCGTGACACAGTAGGTCTTGAAATACCCGCAGGGATTGCAGTCGGTATTAAAGATAATGCTAAGTCAATTTTTAATGAGCTTGATAAATTAACAAGCGGAATTATGAGATTTGGAACACCTGAATTAGCTTTAGGAACTGGAAGGATGGCTGTCGCGAGTGCGATCGGCGGTGGCGGTGGCGCTAGTGGTGATGTTTTTAATAGGAGTGACACAAAAGTGACAAATCATATCGAAGTGGTTTATCAATCGACGGGAGATACAGAAAACGACGTGCGGAGGTTGGCCGATAAAATAGACGCGGAATTTGCCAAACGCAAGGGTTTTAATAATTATTTTGGAGGGGAAAAACGATGACTTATTATCGCACGGAGTTAGACGGACAGACGCACAGTTTTAAGGATTTAGGATTTCGTACGGTTGACTTTGTCGTTTCTAGTCCCTCTTTTTCTTATGATGAAAAAATGGTTAATAGCGTTACCGGGATTGTTGCAACGGAGACGACAAGACAACCACGACAAATAAGTGTAACCTTTTCTGTTATGGCTGACGATTGGATCGACTTTGCGATGTTACGACAAAAAATATTCGACGTTGTTTCGAACAACCCAATTTATTTAATCGAGGAGCGAAAGCCTGGAGAGATGTGGGAATGTCGGGTAAAAGATCCGTACGTACTACGACAACTAAACACGTATTCAGTCTTTACTATCGATTTTATTTGCTTTGCGGGCGCTAGCATGTCAATCGGGACAACTGCGGAAGATGATACGTTTGACGCATTATCTTATTACAATCTACCGACGACGATTGACGACTACAAAGACATTAAAAAAGTGGCGTTTAGGATATTCAATCCTGGTCTTGCAATCGACCCAAGAAACCGTAACACATTCTTTAAAATTGTTTACAAGGGCGCTTCTAGTCGATTCGGCATAACTAATTTGACGACAGGTGATGTATTTGAGTACGAAGGAAATACGGAAGAAAACGACACATTAACACTTGATGGTATTAATACTTTTAAAAACAACACATCTGTATTTTTAGACACTAATAAACAACTAATTAGTCTATCGCACGGGTGGAATGAGTTTGTCCTTCATGGAGTTCCTGGGGCAACAGAGTTAACTAAATTTGTAGAAAAAGACGGAGAAAACCCTATCACATTTGATTTTAGATTTAATTTTAATTAGGGGGGGAGTGAATGTTATTTTTAGAATCTTTATTGCCGTATAGGGTCAAAAAAAGTGTAGAGCTGAACGGTGAAAGATTGTTAGAATTCAGCGTTATAAACCACGACCTGAACGCATTTTTTTACCAACAATTAAAAGAAGAATCGCAAATCGTTTTTGAAAGTGAGATTTATGTAGTTAAAAACATTGTTAGCAAATCTAATGGAAATAAGGCAGTCGAGAAGTATGCGACGTGCGTCCATAAGTTCTTTGACGATGGCATAAACAATGTGAAAGATAAGCTACACGACGGATCAATCACGTTTGTTGACTTTATGGACTTTGTATTTGGTGATACAATCTATAACGATTATGACATAAAAGACTTTTTCAGGGCAAAAAACATCGAAAACCTAGGACGGGATAATCGCATTAGCATGTTAAATCGTGGAATAGACCACTTCGAATTCGAGTTTGACTTGCAAAAAAAGGGCGATAATGATGTTAAGTTAATTGTCGCAAATCAAATAGGCGATGTGACGGATATTCAATTTCGTTACGGTCACAACGTCGAAGTGATTGATGTCGAAGTTGACACAAAGAGTTTATCGACTCACATTAAGGGATACGGAGCGCCGGGAATCGAAACGGAATACACCAGCCCGAACGTTGAGGTGTTCGGCAAATTAGATGCTCCTATCGTTGAAGATGAACGATTTAAAACAGCCTCAACACTCTTAGATGAATTAAAAAAACGCATCATAGACGAGCCGAGAATTACAATAGAATTAACCGTCGATGAATTTGAAAAACATATAAACAAGATAACAGATAAACCGCTAAGTGTTGGTGACTATATCAGCCTTATCTATGAGCCGTTTGATGATTTAAATGTGTTTGTGCGCGTTATAAAAATAGATACTTTTTACAATAGTAAGTTAGAAGTAGTTAATACGATTTTAAAAATAACTAACGACACCGAATCTTTTTTAGGAAGTTATCTAAACGATGTATCTAAACAGATCGAGGATGCCACGAAAGGGTTTCAGCAAAACATTAACATGGCACGAAACGAGCGCGACATAACAATTTCCAATAGTTATACCGAAGTATTAACTCTACCGGTTATCGCCTTAGAGGCAACAAACGTTGCGGGCCACATGACATTAGTCGGCGAAAGCGCATCTCAAATGCTGTTGGACGGGCAATTTACTTTAGACGGGGAAATTCTAGAGACGTCAGTAAAGCAAGTCATGTTCCAGGGCTTTAACACGATTAGTGTTAACTTTGTCATAACACAGTTGCAAGAGGGTTTTCATAGTTTAAGATTTTATTTAAAATCTGAGGGAAACTCATTTTTCATAAAACAAAATGATTGTACAGTCTTCACTGTCGGTCAAGGCCTATACGCACAATTAGGTGTGAGACTACCCTCAGCAACTGTTTTTGAAGATGTTGATTTTATTAACCCAATAATAGTTGATGATAACGCTATGACCCACGTTGAGAATCCAGATACGCACAACATAATTGAGGGTGTAGAATTTTCAGAGCCAATCAGTGTGTCTGATGTACCTTCTATTATTTTTGAAGGAATTGACTATACTACCGAGCCACCTGCAATTCCAACAGGTGTTGTAGCAACGACTGGATATAACTCAATAAAATTAAAGTGGGAGCATAACACAGAAACAGCACTTGCAGGCTACAATGTCTATGTTGATGATGTTAAATATAATAATCAAGTCATTGAGGAAAATTCAATCAATATATCAGCATTACAGAATGGTGAAACTTATAACATAAAATTAACAGCCATAACCGTTTGGAGTGTTGAAAGTGAACCCTTTGAAATTGATGTTGAGATTCCAGAGCAGGAAACAGACCCTAGAGAATTATTTGCTAAAGTAGAAAACTATCCAGATTATAATTTACCAACACAAGAAGAAATAGACGGGTTTATTGATGATCTGCATAGTGATAACAATATATTTAAAGTCATTCTTTTAGAAGGTGATTGGTGGTATCTGTTCACTACTGAAGGCACATATATTGATGTTGATATTGATAACAAAATTATCACGTCAGATGGTGAAATGTATTCATGTGAACCGGCAAACAATAACAGATCAAGGGGAATTTCTGTTAACTGGTCAAGTCAACCACAAAATATA